TGATGCCAGCGTCTAAGGTATACGCAATCTTGTTTACTCACATACTGCTTACTCTCATTCATTTCCTGGCCATGTGCAGTATATGAACGTATTACATCATCTACAGTGATTCCTGGGAATGTCAGGACACCATCGTCTCCCAAGCACTGTGAATGAGGGTTAAGTTTAGTGGATTTAGCGAGAGCTGCCTCATACTGTAAGGCTCGATGAGCTAATGTCTCATCGGCATTGGTTCCACCAGAACCACTTCCCATACCATGTTTACCAACACGGATTTTACCAAAATCATACGCCAGAGGAATAGCGTATTTAATGGGGAATACATTTTCTAACCAAGATGATTCAACACCTAAGTTGGTTAAGATAGACTTTGCACAATTCTGCATGTCTTGATTAAAGTGTTGATCAAACTTAGAAAAGTCTGTACAGATAACCACGTCGTCCTTACCTTTCGTATCAAACATAGCTGTGACACGTTGGTCGACAGATTCCATGCTAACCCAAGCTGGAACTAGATTGAATCTCTGACAACTTTCAATCAGTGGTTGGTAAATCTGTAATTCTTGAATGTTAACTGCAAATGGAAACATCCAAACCACTCGCTGTTTAACATCTGAATCTTCTGGTCCGCCTTCTTGGCCTCTCCAACCTAAAACGGCACAAGCATTCCAAGGTTGACTAGAACCGTTTAGATACTGTTTAGTAACCTCTTCATTTTCGACTAAACATGGTACAGTTTTACTGACCACTAGCCTACGCTTAGTGAAGTAGGGAGATCCCGAATTAGTAGACTTTTTCATAATGTCAACGGTACGTTGCTGACTCCTAATTCGTAAACCAGATATAGCAGTAAACTCTTTAATCACAGCTTTTACTGCGCTGTCAGATACAGGCGTTGATGATAGAAGGATATCATCATAGTAATGATCAATGTCTTCAAGCCTTTCAGACAACGGCTTCATGATTGACATTGGTCCGACCTTAGCCTTTAGGTCGTTTTCAAATTCCACGAGAGTAGGCCATTTGCTAGAAATGGACTCAAGTGTGGAACTCCAATCCTTTAGAACAGTCTGAACTGAATCACCTTTAGCAAAGGTTGTCCTGTATTCATCAGGTTGTCCTTTTCTAACTATGTCAAAATAAGACCGTAAGCCGGGATTGGGAAGATTAAAGTAATCTTCAAACTTAGTTTCATTATTTTTAGGCATAATGAATGGCCTCCTTTCCTCCAAAATGGAGGACTAGGCTAAGCCTAGTCCTCAAAGTTTGTAAATCTTACTCCCACCATGGCATGTCATACTTTGAGCCATGTCTGTAGAGTATGCGCCCAATAATTCGTTTAATGATGTTGAGCTCATCATTGCCAGACCAATAATAATTGTCTAGCTTGTTAAAGAACCATTTAGGCATGATTCAAACCTCCTTTCTGGAAATTTCGTAAATT